AAGCTATGGAAGATACTGCTGTTGAACAGCAGGCACCTGTAGTAGAAGAAACTGTAGAAGGAAAATAATAAATGGCAGACACATTAATATCAGCATCTGAGGTATGGCTAGCAGTTAAAGATCATCTTAACGATGAAAAACAAGCCGCAATTGATGTTGTTAATGCACTAATTGATAACCAAGGGCATAACGCAGACGAAATATTAGACAGCGATATTGGCCAAGATAAGAGTATTAAATCAGCGTTATCAGCATATGTTGTTGAAGAAGAAGAAGATGACGGGTTAGATACCTGGGGCGACGAAGTTGATGACGATGGTTACGAAGACGATGAGGACGACAACTATTAATGTGGTATAACAAAGTAGTTGATAACATTGGAAACTTACCTGACTTTATAATGTACTATCGTAACCAGTTAGAAAGTGCCAAAAAAGATGTCAGTATCTACGGATACGTAGAAAAGAATCTGTCAGATTTACCAGGCATTACTGAACATCGATTCCACCAACTACAAGAAATAGAAGCAGTGCTTAATTATCTTAATATACAACTACGTAAGATTAGACGTAAGCATTTTCAAAAGTATCTAGAAGCATATCAAAGAGCATTGACATCACGTGATGCAGAAAAGTATGTAGATGGTGAAGACGAAGTTATTGAATATGAAACATTAATTAATGACATTGCTCTACTTAGAAACCAATGGTTAGGTATAATGAAAGGACTCGAAAGTAAAAACTTTATGTTAGGGCATGTAGTTAGATTAAGGGCAAGTGGCATGGAGGATATACAACTATAATGTTTGTTGAAGATCAAACAAGTCACAAACATTCGCGAGAAGTGTTAGATACTATTGAGACGTTCTATGAGTTTATGATATCTGTTAATACCGTTTGTGATATGGGAGGCGGAGCAGGTCTAGACGCAGAATGGTGGGTAACTAGAGAAAGTGATCCTGAGATTGAATCAACTGGAAAACCTAAACCTTATAATATTAAAGCAACAGTAATTGACCAAATTGATAAACTTTCTGTATCACATAAAAATCTAACATACTTAAAAGCAGATATGGAAAACACAGGGTTACCGCCAGATTCGTTTGACGTTATAACTTCACATGATTCATTTCAGTATTGTCTTAATCCAATAAACACTTTAAAACATTGGTGGGAATTAACAAATACCAATGGAATGTTACTTCTACAGATACCACAAACTACAAATATCAAATATAATCGACACGATATATCAAGTCCAAACAATGAATACCATCACTATACCTTAGTTAATCTTATTCATATGCTAGCAGTCAACGGTTGGGATTGTAAGAGCGGATTGTTTTTTAAAGGACTACGAGATCCTTGGGTAAAAGCTATGGTCTATAAAGGTGAAGTAGAGCCTCAAGATCCTCATACTACTAGCTGGAGAGATCTAGCTGAACTTAACTTACTACCAGACTCAGCAGTTCACAGTATTGATCGTTGGGGTCATGTTAAACAACAAGATCTCGTACTACCATGGTTTGCTGGGCACCTTGAAACATATTCTACACACTGAATAAACTACGCAGATAAATACCTGCATGAGTAAACAAGATACAATACCAGTATACATTGGGTATGACCCTAGAGAAGCCATAGCATTCCATACCTGTGTTAATTCAATAATTAGACATGCCACACAACCAGTAAGCATACATCCGTTAGCACTTAACTTATTGTCAGGATATGAGGAAACACACACTGACGGGTCTAATCATTTTATATATTCACGCTTTCTAGTGCCACATATGGCAGGGTACACAGGACGAGCAATTTATATTGACGGTGATATGATAGTTAAAGATGATATAGCAAAGTTATGGAACGAAACAAAAAACTTTTCGAGCTGGGACGTTGCTGTTGTTAAGCACGACTACAAAACAAAGATGCCTGTCAAATATTTAGGCAGTAAAAATGAAGACTATCCAAGAAAGAATTGGTCTAGTGTGATGATTTTTAATTGTGCTATGATGCCATGTAAACGTTTAACACCTGACTATATACAAGAATCAATTGGATCTCATCTACATAGATTTGAATGGACACAAGATGATCGTATAGCAGAAATTTCTAAAGAATGGAATTGGCTCGCCGCAGAATATGAAGATAATCCTGATGCTAAATTAGTACACTATACACTAGGTACTCCTTGTTTCCATGAGTTCTCTAACACTGGTATGGCCAATGATTGGCACCAAGAAAGACTGTTTACTGAATACTGTCAACAAAGGATTGATCTACTAGATGATAACAGCAAATGATATACTTTGTCTAGATAGAAAAGAAACAAATCAACTCCCTAAAAATCACCTCAAGTTATTAAACACTTCTATCTTTAATTTTACAAAAGGATGTAATGGAGTTGCTGTCAGCTTGGAAGAAGCACGGGCTTATCCTGACAACACCTGGGTAATATACGGCGCCGGAATGATAAAAGCTGTAAAGGACTGTTGGGAAAACAATACACCATTCTTTTATATTGATAATCAATACTTAGGTAATATGAGAAGCAAGAAGCAATGGCATCGTATTATAAAAGATCATGTACATGATATTCGACCTATTATAGAAAGACCTAGAGATAGACTAGAACAGGTGATAAAATATATTCAATGGGCTCAATTAAAACGCCCAGAGCTAAATCCTACCCTATTAGATCCTAAACCTTTTACCTCAGGACGTAATATTCTAATAGCACCACCTAGCCCTAAAAGTTTTACTTTATGGAACATTGATCAACAACAATGGATCGAAAAAACAGTAGCAGAAATAAAAAAATATACAGATCGACCAATTAAAATTAGACTAAAAAGACCTAGAGATGACCGTTTTATACAGAATACTTTAGAAGATGATCTTAAAGACAGCCATTGCCTAGTAACATACAACTCAGTAGCCGCCTGTGAAGCAATAATTAACGGAACACCAGCATTTACTTTGGGTCCTAATGCGGCTCAACAATTAGCAAAACATGATCTCAGTGAAATAGAAAATCCTTACATACCATCAGACGACGAACGAGAAGCTTGGTTGCGTCATTTAAGTTATAGTCAATTTACTCGTACAGAAATGAATAACGGCACAGCTTGGGGTATACTCAATGGCTAATTATACTATTATCAATGACGAAGAATTATGTGATTGTCTCGCTGACCTAATCATAATAAAGTATTATCTCAAAAGTTTGAATTGGTATTTTTGTAATAAAATATATCGCGATCACTTTAACGGATCTGAACTTGTTACAGGTAGTAAAGATAAGGATAGAATTTATAAAGCCGCCTGGGCAGATCTAAATAGACTACGAGATACTATTAATATTGGAAAAAAAACTATTAAGAAATTAATTAAACGTCGATTAGTTAATATTTTACTTGAACAGTTTGAAGACATATGTGTATCTATTGGAGGCACCCGTGCTAGAGGAAAACGTTTGTTGTTAGCACGTTATTTAGATTCGCAGTCACAAAGCTATATGAAAAAATTAGCTAACGGTGTATACAAAAAAACTTCTTATAGAACAGTAGACAGTTATTCGCAAACTCAGTCAGATTGCTTAATTAGAAATATACTTAATAATGAACAACTATTACATAATAAAATAAAAAATAAGTTTCCTTTCTGGTTTGTTGACAGCGGATATACTAATTTTATTCACACTAAAGGCAGAAAAGAGTTTCATCGACTTTGCCGTAATGATATTCATGCTGTCAAACCAAAGCATGTTTTTCCTATGGATCGACTATTAAACATGATAGTAAATTCAAGAACATTAACGGAAGGATTCTCATTTCCTAAATATTGGAGAACCACTGGTAACACAGTATTAATAATACCGCCAAGCTTACATGTATGTAAAGTTTATGGGTTAGATCAACAGAAATGGATTAAAGAACAGAAAGAAAAGCTAAAAAAAGTAACAGATCGACCAATAAAAGTTAGAAAAAAACAAGGTACAAGAAAAACTCGCACAACTTTGTATCAAGATGTATTAGAAGACAAATCTGTATATTGCGTGGTTGGATATAATTCAAACGCACTCACTGAAGCTGTATGGGCCGGAGTTCCTATAATTACGTTAGGAAATCATATAACTAATCCAGTCAGTAGAAACAGTATAGAACAGATCAATGATCTCTATAGAGATGATGTAAGTCAATGGCTATGTTATTTAAGTTACAGCCAATTTACTTCTGAAGAAATATATAACGGCACAGCTAAAAAAATCCTGGAGACATGGCATGTATGATGTAGTAGTCTATTTGTCAAGTTTGCCTAGAATAGCAGACCATGACCGCAAAGCACAAATATTAAAAGCATTTGCTGAAGGTGCCCAACGTGCTGGTGCTCGAGTCTTTGTACAAACCAAATACGAGGTTATTCCAGCACGACTAGGAGTATTCATTGGTTGGGTTGGTCAAACATTTTCTGGTCCTCACATTCATTTACGTAAAAATGTAATTGATTGGAGTCGTGCTAACAAACAACACTGTATGCCTATTGATGGCAGTTGTTTTAAATTTGCAGATCCAAAGAGTATGTATGTTCGATATAGTCTAGATGGTGTATTTTATAATGAACATGAATATGCTAATAAAGGTAGCATCAATACCAAATGGAATCAATTAAGATACGATCTGCGTATGCCAGGAATGAAGCCCTGGAGAGAAAATGGAACAGGCAGTCATATTTTAATTTGTCTACAGCGAGACGGAGGATGGAATATGAAGGGTACTGATTTGGATCAATGGCTAGCTAACACAGTTACTCAAATAAGAAAAGTTACTGATAAGCCTATATTAATAAGACCTCATCCTAAGCGTAAGTATAATCTTAAAGGTTATTTAAAACAAAATAATATATATGAAAGTGTACCTGACAGTACATTAGAACAAGATATTGAAGGTGCTCACGCCGCGGTGTTTTATAATTCATCTAGTTCAGTTGCGCCAATATTAAAGGGAGTTCCGGTATTTGTACAAGATCAAGATGCTGTAACTTGGGACGTGGCCAATCACGATATTAAAAATATTTTAAATCCTGTTTATCCTGAACGTAGTCAATGGTTATATGATTTAGCTAGCTGTCATTGGTGTGACGAAGAACTAAGAAAAGGTCTTGTGTGGAAACACTTTGAGCCTTACTTAAAATCCTAAAATAACGTCGTTGCGTACACGACTAAGCTCTCGAGCTCCCCAACTTTTTAATAGTTCAACACTTTCGTACTGAGTATCTTCAGTGATGCCTGTGTCTTTGTGTAGTTTCTGCTCAACAACCATAACAGGTTTATATTCTTTAATTGTTTGTTCGGCGCCTAATAGAATATTATATTCATATCCTTCGCAATCTATTTTAATGTAATCAATTTTTTGAAATTCTAAACTATCTAATCGATACATATGGATTTGACCATTACCCATAGTGTCAGTATTGACATGACTGTGTCCTGTGTTGTCTGGTGTGATTACCATATCTATTGTTGTGTTTTCGTTGCCCAAAGCATAGTCTCTTATAGCAACTTGAGACATATCAACATTCTCTCGAAGACATTCTCTAAAGTCAGCCACTGGTTCAAATGCTATAACACGTTGAAACTGTTTAGCCATATCCCTAGTCCATAGCCCTATATTGGCACCTATATCTAACGCTAGACCTTTGTGTTGAACAAACTCAAAGCTCTTGCGTCTAACGGGCTCCTGATAAACAGGTTCTCCGCCTTTGAGTATATTTTTATCCAACATATAAGCAAAATGTGTGTCATAGTCTGGAAATGACCATCCATGTTTTTTATACATTATCTTGTTTCCTTTATATTAGCCCAATAAGGATGATCAGTATGTACTCCTTGGTCTCTTTTATTACTGTGTCCTAAATCTTTGCGTTTACCTTTGACATGATCAAGATATTCGCCAAGAGCACTGTTAATAAACGGATGCCCAGCAAAGCCTTTTGTGTCTGGATTAGGGTTTAAGTTAAAAAACTTATTGTCTGGTTTAGTTCTATATCGTTTCCATACAGTAGACCAAACATAGCTGTCGTGATATTCAGGTAAATCAAATAGTTTATCTTGAGTGTATTGACTAACAAACTCATGTATAAACATTCTTGAGTTAACGTGTCTAAGATTGTATCCAACCCATCCGCATTCAGGATGATATTTGTCACCACGCCCAAGATATGTAATCATTGCGTCTCCAGGTGATATGCTTGGAACAAAGTGAACGGGGATATCAGTATGAGTAAGTGTATCAGCATCACACCATATCAGCCAATCAGTATCTATAGTTTTCTCTGCTAATCCTGTAGCAAATACTTTGTAACAAAAACGCACAGCGTCCCACTTAAACTGTTTACGTGGATCCTGTGAAGCATCACGTCCGTGTGCTTTAGGATTGTTTCTATGTCTTTCAACAAAGTCTCTACATTCTTTGCTTTCTTTAAGTAGATCAACTACCTGAACATTTGACTTAGTTGTTTTAGGTCTACAGTTTTCAGCATAAACAACAAGATTGATCTCTGCCGGCCAATGTTTTTCAAAGGTGTCTATCATTCTCTGACCGTACTGTTCCATTCCTTCTTTATGGAATGTAGTGATTAAAGTATATTTCACTTTTTGTCCTTGTGTTTATATAAATGGATACATACTATTATATTAGCATATATTTATTCAATGAAAAAACTGACCTATTTTTCTAAGCACACATCATTAAATTCAAAGCCAGTTATGTCTGCCTTTTTATCTAGTGCTAAGAAGCATTATCAAGTGGTAGAAAATGATATGAACGCAGATATTGCGGTCATATGGAGTTGTCTATGGGCAGGACGTATGGCTCCTAATAAAGAAATATATGAACATTTTCGTAGACAAAATAAACCTGTAATAATAATTGAAGTTGGTGCCTTAAGAAGAAACACAACCTGGAAGATTTCATTAAACAATATTACAACTGAGGGCTATTATGGCCATACTGAAAATTTAGATTGGGATAGACCTAATAAGTTAGGTATTAGCCTCAATGAGAACACAAACAATAACGGTAAAATATTAATTGCGGCACAACATCATAAAAGTTTACAGTTACAGCATTTAGAATCACAAGAACTATGGATTGAACAGCAAGTAACAATGATACAATCTCAAACAGATAGAGAAATCGTTGTACGCAGTCACCCTAGATCTCCATTACAAATGCCTAGTGAAATGCCTCGTAAAATTACAGGAACATATGATGACTTTGATTTTAACACTAATTACTATTGCGTTGTAAATTACTCGAGTGGTCCAGCAATACAGGCCGCAATATCAGGAACACCAATTATAACTAGTGAACTAAGTTTGGCGTACTCTATAAGTAACAGTATTAATAACATAGAACTAGTTAATAATCTTGCTACAGAGCAATGGTTAGCAGAGATAACGCACACCGAATACCTCATTGAGGAAATTGAACAAGGACTGTGGATAGAAAGATTGGAATCACAATTATGAAACAGGTAGATGACTATATGGAAGATGGTATAGACTGCGGATGTGTGCTTCATGGAGAATACTATACTTTAGACTATGCTAAGAAATTAGAAGCTGGGTTACGTAGGAACTTTAGCTGTCCTATACGTTTTCATATATGGACTGAAAAGGCTAGAGAAGTACCTAAAGGGTGGCACAAACACAGTCTTAAAGATCTAGGAGTTAAAGGGCCTAAGAAGGGATGGTGGTACAAAACACAAATATTTAGAAACAAGGACTTTCAGGGCAGATTGTTTTATTTTGATTTAGATATTATAATCTCAGGTAACTTAGATTGGATGTTGAGATTGAGTAGTGAAAAGTTTTGGGCAGTTAGAGATTTTCGCTATCTTTGGAAGAAAAACAAATGGACAATAAATAGCAGTGTGATGGTATTTGACACTGACAAGTATGCTGACCTTTGGAAAAAGTTTAAGCGTAACCATCATGCTATTATAACACAATATAATGGTGATCAAGATTACATAGATATAGAAGTGCCCAACGATAACAAACGCTGGCTTGATCAAAACTTTGTAAAAAGTTATAGATGGGAAGTTATGGATGGTGGGATAGATTTTACCTATCGTACATATCCTAACAAAGGAAAAGATCGAAGTCATATTTTTAGAGATCTAAGTATAATAGTATTCCATGGAGTGCCTAATCCACATGAGATTGATGATAAAGAAGTACTAAGGCATTGGAAACTAGATAAATAAACGTAACAAACGGAGAACATAGCACATGGCTAATAGAACATTTAAGGTTTACGGACAAGCATACGCTGAAGCAGGCGATGTAACAGCAGTATTG